TCATACGTTATAAACCCAGCATACGTTCCAGCACCACTTGTTGCATCACTAAATGCAAAAGTTCCAGCATGAGTGGTAGCACCACTTTGAATAGTTATACCACCATCGTCTGGAACAGAAACAACTAAATCATCTGCATATTGATTGCTTGGAGTAGTAGTTTTAATTCCTACATTTTCATCACTATCTATTGTTATTGAAGTAGCATCGGCATTATCATCTATACCTACTGAAGTAAAAGCACCAGCAACAGACATTGCACCAGTAAAAATAGCTTTTCCAGCATCAGACATATCAAGAGTCAATGGTGTAATATCTGCACCACCATCAGTTCCTTTAAAAATAATATCTGCATTATCAGCTTGGTTATCAATCGTAATAGCACCAGAACTTGTAGCTATTGTTACTGCACCATCACCTGTTGTTAAATCATCAGAAGCCAAACCACTTATTGTAGCCGAACCCCAGACCAAATCATTGCCATCTGATTTAAGATACTGACCATTGGTTCCAATTGCTAAAGCTGAAGGGTCACCACTACTATCGCCAGTAATAAGTTTACCTCTAGCAAGCCCAGCCATCTTTGCTAATGAAATAGCATTATCGGCAACATGGGCTGTGTCGATAGAGCCATCAACGTATTGGTCAGAGTCAACCGAGTTCACACTCATATGAACTAAGTCGATAGAACCATCGACATACTGGTCACTATCTATGGAGTTCGCTGACATATGGGCTAAATCTATAGAACCATCTACATATGAAGCACTATCTATAGAGTTTGCTGACATATGCTCGGCATCAACTGCACCAGCAACAATATGTTCAGAATCAATTTGGTCATCAGCAATTTTTGCCGATGTAATTTGGTCTGCTCCAATATGAGCCGTATCAATACTTCCATCTACATATTGGTCTGAGTCAATACTATTAACTGACATATGAGCTAAATCAACAGAACCATTTGCTAACTGAGGACTGTCTATAGCATCATCTGCCATTAAAGCATTTGTAATTTGGTCGTTAGCAATGTGTGCTGTATCAATACTTCCATCGACATACTGGTCAGAATCTACAGAGTTTGCAGACATATGAACTAAGTCAATCGAACCATCTACATATTGGTCACTATCTACACTATTCGCACTCATATGAACTAGGTCGATAGAGCCGTCAACATACTGACTAGAGTCAATACTATTTGCTGACATATGAGCTAAGTCAATCGAGCCATCAGTATAATGTTCTGAGTCAATAGCGTTGTCAGCAATCTTAGCACCAGTAACAGCATCAGCATTTATCTTTACTGTAGTAACTGCATTGGAAGCTATTTCTGCGGCAACTACAGTACCATCTGCAATCTTATCGGCTGTAATTGCTCCACTTGCAATATGAACTGTATCTATAGAACCATCAACATAATGTTCACTATCAATTTGGTCATCAGCTATCTTTGCTCCAGTTACTGCATCAGCTAAAATTGATGCTGTAACAACAGCATTACTAGCTAACTCATCTGCACCAACGGCATCATCAGCCAACATTGAATTGACAATCGAACCAGCACCAATAACAAAATCCAGAGTATTGTCACCATCTTCATAAGAAACTGTAATTCCTGTTTCAGTATTTGAACTAACCATTGCTCCTACAGTATCGGCAATCGTTTCAGCTAATGTCACTCCACCTATCGTAATAGCATCAGCTTCTAATGTACCATCAATATCAGCATCACCAGAAACATCTAATGAACCAGCATCAAGTTCACCTGATAAAGTTATATTCCTAAAAGTTCCTATATCTTTATTACTATCTACAAGAACATACTTGCTGGCTAATACAGTACCAGCTGTTAATCCATCTAAGGCAACAGTATTTTCATTAGTAAGATACACATACATTTCTGGTACACCAGTAGAAGAATTAAATCCTAATATCTTTCCAAGTCTTGATGCTTTTAATGGCAATGTCATTGCAACAGTCGAATCTTCATCATCTAATCTTAAAGAACGATTAAAGTCATCTTCAAGTTCTTGCTGAATAGCTGTAATAGTATCAAGTTCTGTATTAAGAGAATCAACTTGAAAAGAACCACTTGCTGGAAAATCAGAAATTCTTTTAATTTCTATGTCACGAAAAATTGTAACAGTAACATCATCTACTGCTGACCCAAAAGTAACTGTACCACCATGATTTGATGCTGTATCATTACCTTCACCAGTAACAGTATAATGCGTTGTCAGTTCTTTAAGAGTAGAGTCTACATAAACTTTAATATCCGAATCTTGAAAAAAATTAAAGTCAAATGCAAACGCAGTAGTAGGACTTGTAACAGTAAACTGTACTCTCGGTGTTTCAGAATCTACAAATATTGACATAATAACTCCTTATAAGCATATTTTTAATAATTATGCAACCATCTTCTCATTTCTCTTATGTCATCTCTTATAAACATATTGAATTGTAAAGGATATGGAAGTTGTGCTAATCCATGTGGGATACTATCTGTTGCCATAGTAACTAAACTTCTACCAACATCACCAACATAACCATACCCAGCACCAAATGGTTCCATAATTGCATCATAAATATCTGGGTCATATAAAGCTAAAGAATTTTCCATATCTTTACCACCAAATCCTTTATACATATGTAAATTCATGTACATAATATCTGTATACATTCCTGTGACTCCAGATAAATGAACAGCTTTTGCCATTCTTTGTGCATATGTCATGCTATCCCATCTATAATCAGGTATTCGCCAACTTGCTATCATGTATCCTAAACCTATCATTATAGATGCACCAAATAATCTATTGCTTAAAGGTCTATTAGGGTCAAATCCAGCTTGTAGTATTTTTTGATTCGCAGCTAATCCATAATTCCAAAACATAAAAGGCAATCCCATCATGCCACTTTGCAATCTTACATATTCAGCTGTGCCAGATGATATACTTTTATCAACAACAAATAAAGGTTCACCTTTTCTATTTTTAAATTTACTCATCCATGGCTTATAAGGAACAAATACAACACCATCTACCATTTGAAATTTATCTGATGCTGTTGCCGTTAAACTTCCTGTATTTATATAAGTTTGATGCGTTGCTAAGAATATTGTTTTAGCTTCTGCATTTTCCCATTTATCTATGTTTGGTAAATAAGCACCATTTGAATCTATTTCTATTGCTTTGTTTTCTCTTTGAATTAAATTAGCTTCATATTCACCTATACCATGTCGTGCTAATGTTATACGTTCTGATTTAGTTAATGAACTATAATTAAAAGATTTTTCTATTATATCATGTTGTGAAAAATTACCTATGACTTCTTTCCACATTAAAGTAAAAGGCTTTAAAAAATTTAATTGCATAGAATATTCAACTGACCTATCACGCACTCTTGCCATTCTATTTGTTGCTGGATGTGCTGTTGCGTATTCTACTATTCTATTTGCCATGCTTATTAATGATGCTGTACCAATACCTTCTCCAGCTAATCTATTTGCTTTTGACCTTTTGCCGTATAATTCTGGTCTTGAAAATGTTTCCATTGCCATTTGCCATGGTCTAAATCCATATTGAAATACTGAGTTTCCTGTATCAACAATAGATGCTCTACCAGAATCACTTAAAAAAGTAATTGTTCCTAGTGCTTTAATATACTGTGCTAATTCATTATCCCATCTTTCTGGTGATTTTATTGTTTGCCCTACTACTCTTGAATATAAAACATCAAATTTTTGTTTTATTCTGGCTATATCTTTATCTGTAAATTTATCAATTTGCATAGTTCTTTCTATAATTTTTTTTACTTGTTCTGCACTCATACCAAAATCACTTTTAAATTGTATCTTAGGTGCTACTCTAGTGGCATAATTTTGAACAACGGCAAATGGGTCAGTAATTATAAAATCAGTAAGTCGATAAATCTCTCCATCTTTTTTACTTTTAACTCCAAAATAATTTGGCGCATCTAAATTTCTTCCATGTAAAGAACTTACGTTTAATGGATTCATTAAAGATGATGTAACTTCTGGGTCATCTTCTTCTAAAAGTTTAACGATATGTTTTTTAGCTCTTTTAGTTATTTCTTTAGGGTCTGTAGAGTAAGATATTTTTTTTAATTGACCTGTTTTTTCATTATGAATTAATCTATAAGGTTTTACTTTAAACCATTCTTCAACAAGTTCTTGAAATATTTCTCTGTTTCCTTTAATAAATTCTTTGTTATAAATTCTACTAAAATAATTTTCTTCAAAAGGTGGAGTTAAATCTTTTTCATGTTTTTTAATATCATCTATATTTTTTCTTAAATCATACATACGTTTTTCTGCTTCACGTATGTCTGAACCAATTTTAGTTCTTTCATCAGCATCTTTTGTTGTTTGAAATTTTTTCTTTATTTCTTTAATTTCATCAGGAATTACTTTATTTAAAACATGTTCTTTTTGTTGTAATGTTCTGCTAATGCTAAACATATTTGCATCTAAACCCATCGCTTCATATTCTTTAAAATATTTTTCTACAACTTTTGTTGCTTCTTCTTCTATTTTCGTTATAGGTTCTGATTTACCCATAGAGTTTTTATGATATGTTTTAGGGTCATACTCTAAATAATTAAAATCTTTGCCTGTTTCTTTTTGCAATTTACCTGTTTTATTTATTTGTTTCCATGAATCTTTTAACATATAATGAAGAGCTACTCTGTTTATAAAAGTAGCTAAATCATCATCATTTCTACTTTGCCACCATTTAATTCTATTAGTTGCACCAAAATAACCTCGTCTAGCTGTATGTTTCATTTCTCCTGTAGCTGGGTCATAAATATCTTTGTTAACAACTTTATGTAATGTTCCTTCTTTTTTAAGTTTCAACTGCAATGAATGTAAATTTTCTATATTTCTTTCAAAATCTCCTCGTCTTCCTAAATGCTGTCCTAATTTTTGTAGTGTAGATTGTGTTGCATTACCAAATAAATTATCTATTAAAGTTAATTGACCATCGCCAAAACCTTTATGGAATAGTTGTTTTATAGAATCTGGTAATTCTTTACCATTTTTTTCTCCTATATAAAAAATAGCTTTTCGATACGTTGACTTAATAATATTTCCTAAAATATTTCTTAAAGCACTATCGTATCTATTTTTAATAGGAGTATTTTTTTTAATCTTTAATTGTTGTGTTTTTAATTCTTCTAATGATTCTTGATTTATTCTATTTTCATATTCTATTTGCGTTTCTTTAGTTCTTTTAGGTAATTGATTATATTTATATTCACGCAATAAAACAAAATTAAACCATTCATTTGCACTTTCAAATTGATTATCAAGTAAAGGTTTAACACCTTTTAGTTTAGGGTTTGTCCAAGGTTTATTTTTAAAAGTGCTTTTAATAAATTCTGTATCTAATACAATATTATTGTCTTTATCTCTTGTTACCATATCATACGATATTTTTTTAAAAGTTGTTTTAGCATTAAATTTTTTATTACCAATTTTAACCTTTATCATGCCTTGTGGAGATATTGATTCTATTATACCTTTTATTTTTTTTCCTTTAGCATTAACTGAATCTATTGTTAATAAAGTAATATCATCACCAACTTTTGCTTTATCTGGAACTACTGCATCATCAATAAGTTTAAATACTGAGTTTCCTTTTTCATCAACTATTTCATCTATTGCTTTAACAGTTTTTTGAGTTTCTTGAATTGTATGTTTTTTTGTATGTTTTACTTCTTTGATATTTGTTTTGTTATCTTTATTAAATTTATTAACATTAATAGATTTGTTTTTAATAGTCTTATCAATACCTAAAGGGGGTGTACTGTCTGTTGTTTCTTGTAATTGTTTCTTTGCTTTGTGCCAACGCATTGTAGCCATAGGTAATTTCATACCACCACCTATTGCACCACCTAATGTAGAACTCACACCAATATTTAAAAGTGTTTCTGTTTTAGTATTTGTTGGGTCAAAAGGCGCACGTAATGCTTCTGAAGCTACACCATATTTTAAACCAGCCATTGTTCCTGTTTTAACACCTTGCATAACAGTTTTACCAACAACAGCCGAAGGTATTAAAAAATTAAGAGGGTCTAACATTGCACCTATTAACATTTGAGAGCCTTGCAAATGATGAATATTTTGTTTTATTTCTTGTTGTTTTCTTCTGTTATCTCTTAAAAATTGTAGTTCTTCTCTTGAACCAGCTGATGCTAAATACGAGGCATCTTCATTTTCAAAGTCTATATATTTATATGCTTTAAAATCAGGGTCATCTGTAAATTTACCTATTGAATCTATATAATTTATAATAGGACTGTATTGATATTTCAACATAGTTCCTACACCTTCCCAATATCCTGTTGGGTCAGGTTCATTTACTTCTTGATTGTATGGTAAATAAACAGGTTCTTTATAATTTCTGCTATATACATTTTTTAATTGTTGTATGGTCATATTAATTTAGTGCCATTGAAATACCATTTCGTATTTCATTTTCCCAATCGTCATATTGATTGTAAACTGATAAACCTAATTCCATTTTGGTCATAGCATTTAAAATATTAAATAATAAATCTTCATCCATCATGTCAATAATTTCATCATCAGGATACTCACTAGATTTAGAAATGTAATTTATATATGCTTTTGTATTATTTTCTTTAGGTGGAGCCCATCGTGTAATCATATCTGTAATAGTCATTTTATTATTATAGTATTTATCATTGTAGGTATTTAATATTTTTACTGTTGCACGATACCCATGTTCGTTTGTTTCAAAAACTTCAAAACCATTTTCATCACCCATACTTCCAACCCATTGATTATCAGCACTAAAACGAATATTTGTAGGATTAAAACGCTGTATTGATTCAATAGAATTACCAATAGTTGTTGCACCAGCTTTATCTACACCTAATAATCTTGACAAATAATCAGGTACTTTTTTTAAATTGTCTACAGTACTATCAAACCATGAGCCTTCATCATTTAAATCTTGAAACTCCATACCTGTTTGTTTTTCAATAGTTGATTCTAAAGTTGGTTTATTAATTTGTGGTGCTAAACCACCACTTAGTAAACCACCTATTGTAGGATTGCCTGTTACTCCTAATTTTTTATTTTCCTCTAAGGAATCTTGCCACTCTTGCCAAATTTTATTTCCTACTTCTTTATAACTACCTCCTGTTCGTTTCATTATCTCAATATCTTCTTTTAAACTCATTTTAAAATCACTTAAATTTATAATAACAGGAGCTTCATTTATTATAGTAGGAACAACATTGCCTGTAATTTTATCTCTATGTAATAGTTGATAACTAGGATTATCTAGTGTTGAGTTCATTCTTAATTGTATAAAAACATCTTCTCCAAATGCTGTTTTAAATTCACTAGCTTTTGGCTTTAATATACTATCCGATACATCTTCTACAAAATTATGAAATTCATTTATTGGATTAAAATTTGCATAGGATTCACCAGAAAATGCTCTTTCTAAAGTATAAGACGTTCTAACACTAGCTCCCATTCTATGCGTTTTTTCAAAATATTCTGGTGAAGTCATACCATAACCCATACCCATAGCACTCGCTACTTCTCCAGCATCAGGGTTAGCTACTTTGTATGTATATTGTGCAAATGCTGGTACACCTTCAGCAGTAAAAAGACCTTTTTGATGTGCAAAGTCATCTCTTCGTTGAAGCCATGTTTTTGTTAATGACTCATTTAAAGTCTTAGTTGGTCTTTTTTTCCCATCACCAGAAGCTGTTTTAAAACTTAATGCAAAATCTATAATTGCTTCATCTATATATTTTTCTCCTTGTTCTACTGTCATTGATGGTCCGTTCCACATAGGTATCCATGACCTATCTCTACTTCCTTTCAAGAACCCACCATTTATAAATCTATCAATTAATGCATCTCGCAATTTACCACTTTCTGCCGAACCTTCATATTCTTTGTCTAACTGGCCTTTGTTAAGTTCTGCTCTTAGTAAATCATTAAATTCTGAATCTGGGTCTTTTGTAAAATTATATGTTGTTAAACCTTGTTGAAACCCTAATGGACTTTTATTTAAATCCATTCTTCTGCTCATAGCCATCATAAAATTATTAATTTCTTTACTAAAAAGTTTTGTATTTCTTACTTGACCTACTAAATTACCTTTATTTACAAGGGTAAGATTATCCCATATAGTATATAATTCGTATCCGTTTTCTCCTGTTGGGTCATTTCCATCTACTGTTAAATACGAATCAAATGTATCTGTTAACGCTGTTGGCAAAATACCATCTTGTTGAATTTGGTATAGTGCATCTTGACTTGTAGCAATAAGTGTTGTCATTGGGATATTAGATTCAGTAGCTAGTGTTTTAAATTGATTTGACCTTTCGTCTGCTCTTTTTTGAGAACCTCTTTTTGTTGGCGTACCTAAAACTACGGCATTATTTTTTAAAACATTAAAATGCGCGCGTATATTGGCATTAATTGATATTGATGGTTTAACAGCCTTTATAACTTTATTATAATTTTCATAAGGTATTTTACCATTTTTTTCATATAAATCTTGAAACTTTCCAATCTCGTGTTTGTATAATCCATTTCCATTGTTACCTTCTTTAACAATACTATTTATAACACCTTTAATGATTTCACTATCAACGTTATTAATTAAACTATTGAAATCATTTGGCTTCAATAATTGTCGTTGATTATTAATATTTTCTAAAAGTTTATCACGTTCTTCAAACTTTGTATTTAACGGTGCGTTTTCATCACTAAATAATGAAGTTGACTCAAACACTTGACTATTCAAATCTCGGTTCGTTTGGTATTGAATTGTTTTTACATTTTGGTCATGTTGATTTTTTGATACTTGTGTTAATCCTGTACTTAATAACTGTTCTCCACGTTGCTGTGTATATGCTTGTAAATCATCTGGTGTTTGTTTAATTATCTCTGCTATTTTTCTAACAGCGTGTTTTTTATACAAATCAGGATTATTATATAAAGGAATACCTTGTGTTATATCATCATATAACTGTGTTCCATCAGAACTTTTTAACTGAATACTTGACAACATATTTTTTAATTGTGAGTCAATACTTGTTTCATATCTTGAAAGCATAGCTTTATTAAAAGATTCTGTTGCTATTTTACCAAATGATTCTGGAGCATCTACTTTTTTGATTGCTCCTGTTGTGTCTAATACAGTAAGTCTTGCTGTTTCTTTTCCTCTTTCAGTAGCTTCTTCTATACCATCTCTATAAGATTGTACCATTAATTTTGTTGATGTTTCTGAAATTGATTTATATAATTCTGCATCTGCACTAAAGGCATCCTGTTTAACAACACCTACAGGTTTGACTGTTGTATTTCTTTTAATGACTTTTATTGCCATTATTCTATTCCCTTTATTTGTCTAATTCCTGTTGTGCCAGCTACTATAGCATTTAATTGACCTGACCTTTGCGAAGCTGTTGCTCTTTCACTAGCAGAATCTAATGTAGTTTGCATCATCCTATCTCTTTTTTGATTATTTAATCGGTGCTGTAGTTTTATATTTGTTATATCAGATTGTGTATTATCCCAGTTTTTTTGAAACAATGCTAATGCTGATGGGTCGTTTACATCTCTACCCATAAAACTCATAGCCGTTGCATTTGAAGCAACAGCTTCTTGGAATGTTAACATACGTTCTGTTTCTGCTGTCATTGCTTCTAATTCTGCAACTTCTTTATCAGCTTGCATTTGTTCTACTTCAGACGTTGCACTTCTTTGATATGCTCTTGCTTGTGCATTACCAGCCGATATTGAACCAACTGCTGTTGCCATTGTTGAAATCATTAATAATTGTGGTGGTCCTACACACATTAAAAAGCTACCTCTACTATCATGCCATTAATTTGTAAATCTAATGGTGCTGTTTGTGTTATTTCTACTCTTGGGTCACGACTATAACCTAACAATCGAAACTCTTTTTTACCTGTAAATGCATTAAAAGCCATCTGTGAACTCGTTACTGTATCTGTTACACCTTGTATAAGTAAAGGTTGTGCATTTACTGATACCGATAATGTACTTAATAAGTCAAGGTTTACTCTTGTAATTGCCCTTGGTTCTCCTGTTAATGGACCTCCTGTTACTTGTGCATCTATCGGTAAACTTTTTAAAGATGATGTAAAACTTAATCCTATCTCTGCTGTATTAATTGCTTTTACAGCTGATACATTTACTTGGTTACTTGCTTGGGTAAATGAACCTATAAAATTATTTCCTTCTACAACTGACAAAACTGCATTGTTTGTATAAATAGTATTCGTTGCAAATATCCCATTGTCTGTTGATGTTGCTGTAAAATTATCCGAACAATCTAAACGCAAGGATGTTTTAAATTCTTCTAACGAATATGTATTCGTTCCTGAACCTAAATCTCTACTAACAACACAAAACACTCTATCATCTATTGCACATACAGAATGATAGTTCCCTGTTGTTGTCCACTTTGCCCATCCAGCTTTCTCTTCGTTTCGTATTGAATGAAATACAGCAAGACTACCATCTGCATTTACAACAAAAGCATATTGTTCTGGTCTGTCAAATGCACCTTTTACTGATGCCATGTGTACAGGATTGCTTATAAGATGTGACGATATTAAAGATATAGGTGTTGAAACATACGCTGATTCTTTATCACTAAATAGAAATTCTCTAACAGAGGTTCCTGTTTTCTGTACATAAAGAGTAGCACCATCAAAAGGAAGTGGTCTAATATAAGATGCACCATAAGGTGTTTGTCTTCTTATTTGTGCATTTGTTGGTGTTAAGGCTTTATCAGCAAATGATGGAACATATAATTCTGATGTACTTGTAAAGACTTGCAAATCACGATTAGCTACTAAATGACGAATAGCATTAAACTCACCAACATTAATAGTCATTTGTATGCTATCACTATCGCCAGCTGAACCTACATCATAATTAAAATACTCTCCTGTTTTGGATGCCCATATTGCATCTGGTTGATTTGTCGTACCAGCAAACCATAATCTATCTTCGTGAAATGTTATTGCACTTGGGAATCCACGATAAGTACCAATAGATGCTTCATCCCAATTTGTTGTAGCTGTTGTTGCTGATAATGTTTTTCTTACTGTACCAACAGCAACAGTTGCATTTGTAACAGCTGTTATTAATACTTCATTCCCAGCATAACGAATGATTGTTCCAACATGACTTGCGTTCCAGAAGTCTGCTGATGTTGTCATTGTCTTTCCAGTTCCACTTGTTGCTTGAGGTGTAAGCGTTACACCACTTGCTTGAAATGCAAAGTAAGGTTGGTATTTTTGGTCATCTGCTGTTGTTGAATCAAAGGCATATGTTGTTACAGAAAACGCTGTTACTGATGTTCGTGTTATTTTACGAATCATAAAATCAGGGTGAGCAATAAACATAACGTCAGCATTTTGTGTGAACGTCATTCTTTCTAAACGTGCTGTTGTCCAAGGCAAACTAGCACTTGCTGAGTCAGCTGTAATTGTTGCGACTAAACTAACCACTCCTGTTGATGCATTGATACGAAATACTTTTAACCCAGCATTATAAAATGCCATGATATACTTTTCATCGTCACTAAATAAGAATGGTTCTAATCTAACTTCAACTCTATTTGATGTATTAGGTGTTCCTGTAAAAGTATGCAACCATTCTGTACCAGCCCTACGTTTAACACCACCTTCAGCTAATAAGAAAAGATTACGGACTTCTTCTGCACCTTGTACGTATGTATTTAAATCAGTTCGCATCCTCATGGATGGACTAATTTCACCTCTTTCAAAATTATTTTGAGGTATTCTTACTTTCATATCAAGACCTTCTTGATACAATAAAACGATTTGTTACAAGTTTTTTTGTTGTTTGTTGTTGGCTATCCATAGTTCTAGCTTTTTGCAAATAAAACTTAGCATTATTAAACATCATACTTGATAACCCTTCATCCCTTGCAATGCCTAATGCAAACTGAGCAGATAGTTCATATACTAATGCTTGAACAAAGTACGATGGAAACTTTGCTTCTGACTGTCTAAAACTATAATCGGCTATAACTACATCAGTAGTTGTCGCATCACAATAAACATAATTACCAAATATATCATACTTAATTGGGCTATCACTAACTGTTACTGTGTGAACATAAAGTGATTCAGCTGGTATTAAATATCCAGCATCCCATCTTCCAGTTGGTGTATCAGTTAGTCTATTCAGTATTCGTTGGTCAGTTGCAAATCTCCATCGAGAATTAACCAATGTTGAACGACAAGTATCTTCATATAAATTAACAGCAACTAATGCTTCATTTGTTCCATCTTCAAAAGATGTCATGGGTGATGCACCAATAAGAACTAATGCTCTATTGCAAATATCAATAGGTGTTGTAGCTGTAGTACTTTTAACTGCCATAAAAGATAGGGGGGATTTCTCCCCCCACTCCTAATTAGTCGCTGTCTGTAGCTGTGATAACTAAACCATCTACTACATCAACAGCTGTTGCTGTAACACTATTTGCAAAAGTCCATACTAAAACAGGTGTACCACCTGTAGATGTAGCACAACAAATAACGTCATTAGTATTAAACATATTAGCACTATCAGAAAAATAACCAGCTGTATTTACAGTAGCTATTGTATCTGTCGTTGTATAATGCCAAAAAGTAACACCAGAGCCACCAGCTAAACGTGTTAAATTATCTTTATCGTAAGCCATTTATACCCTCCTATGAGTTATTATCTAAGACTTCATAGACACCATTGTCATCAATGACAGTAGAACCCATGGACATCATAGATGTGGTTAAATGAGATACTTTTTCTGGCACATAGTTTACTTCTGTTGAAACATCTGCACCAATACCTAAACCAACAGCTGAACTATGGTAAGCTATATTCTTACCAGCTGTAACGGCTGACGTACTGAACCACATAAACGATAGCCAATTCTTAGCTGTCATTCCTCCAGCATAAGGAAGCTGTGCTTCACCTACATAGTCTGCACTTGAGAACTCTGTAATTGTGAATAGGTCAGCAAAACCTTTAGGATTCATGGCAACAAATCTTTGTCCATCTTCTGGAACATCTGCTACACCCATTGTTTCAAACAATGAGAGAACATCTGCTCTTTCTAATGCAGAACTTGTATCATGTATTTGGGTTGAATTTGCTCCAGCATCCATTGCTGTGTAGATAAGTTCATCAGTTTTACGACCTAAAGCACTCGCAGCCGAAGTTGCTATTGCCTGTCGTTCATTGATGTTTGTTTTTAACTCATCTAGTTTGTCAATGTATTCTGGTGCGTAATGGTCGGTTAATGTCACATCCACAACAGTATGTGCTAATTCCATGGGTGTTACATTTCCGTTTCTGCTTTTAGTATTAGCTGAACCAGTACCTATCTTTTGGAAACGAACTTGGTTTCCTCTTACATTACCAGCTGTACGAACTGTGTTTCTTAACTTAGAACCCATACGCTGATATGCCAGATGGACTTCTGACTCAAACTGTTTAATAAAAGCTGTATCTATGGTATTCGCCATAAGATTTCTCCTTTAAACAAGATTAAATTTAAGATGCTTTCACATCCGTTAGCATGATTGTCCATTCTTAGCATCTGCATGGTTGCCTTTTTCAAGACCATTCAGCTTAGATAAGGGTCACTTAATGTACTACTGCCACATTTTTTATATTTTGGCAACGTGTAAAATGCAACAAAGTAGTATTTTTTATATTTACAACTTGACCTTCGATAGTAAACCCTAATCTTCTTAGCCATAAAATAGTATCGTAATGGTCTTCTGGAACTATATTCCATATGGTTTTATTTTTTGCTTGTAACAATTCCACCATAGATAAAGATGCTTTCACAAAACTTTTTTTGTATTTAAATATAGTATTGCTACCTAATGCCCAAACAATAGCATGATGTTTACGTTCTTGTTCTGGTACAGTTCCAAACATACATATAGGTTTGTCTTCAACCATGGCTGAATATGTAGGTGCTTTCATTGTCAAAGGTGTTACTAATGCTTCAAGTGGGTCACTATTTGCTAAGGAAACTTCACGTAAGTCATTATTTCTTAATCGTGTTGACAAATAACTAGCATGTTCTAACTCTGCTTTAATTATTTTTATGGGTCCTACAGTAGCATACAGCTTATCTTTGAGCATACAACTTTGCAAATCCTTCATCAACTTGCTTTATGAAATCAGGGTTTCTATCTTTTGCGTTCCAATAACGAGGGTCTTTCATCATTTCTGTAAGGTCAGCTTCTGATACTAAGCCTGTTGGATTTGATGCTCCTGATATTGTTGCACCTTTTAATTTTTCCATAATCAATTCTATTGTTTCAATTCCTTTAGCTGTCTGTGCCATATCTTGAAACGCATCCATATTTTCTTGTGGAAAGTTTGCCTGTGTCCATAAGTTAACAGCATCAACTCTTGCTTGAGCATTATCACCTAATGCTTTGAACTCTTCTTCAATATTAGGTTGACCAGCTTGTAAAGCATCGACATACATATTAATACCATTGGCAAATTGTTCTTGGTTGTATCCATTTTCCCATGCTTCATTTGCCCACCACTTTAACAATTCATTGTCATTGGCTAGTTCTTCATCTATGCTTTCTGGTAATTCATAATGACCTGATGTTTCTGGTCGGCTTGCATGAAAGTTATCGTGCATTTCCTGTGTAATGGATTCTCGTAATTCTTCATCCTTTGCACCTATTTTAGATTCTAAATTTGAATAACTTGTTGCCATATCTTCTGCTGTGTTAAATTTCTCAGGCAACCACTCAGGTCTTTCTGGTGCTGTTGTTTCTTCTACGGCTACTTCAGTTTCTTCACTCATCTTCTTTTTACTCCATGACTATGTTGAATACGTCTTTCAATTAAACCAACAAGATAACGCTGACCTTCTAAATGCCTTAGTTCATTGTCAGTTATGTTAGCACCTGATACAGATTCTATTGTTATACTTCTCAGGTATTTTAATACAGCCTGTCCACTTGGGGTAGAAAAACAGAAAGCTATATCATGTGATAATTTTTCATCCTCATCTTTCTTTCGAGGATAACCATCTATTCCAATATGACTCATTGCCATTAACTTTCAGCAAGATTAATAAGACGACTGATTTCTCTTTCTATCTTTATAATTTCTGATTTAGAACCTTTTTTACTCATTAAAGAATCAACTCTACGTCTTAATCCAGATATTTTTGAACCGATTTTACTACCATAATAGTGTGTATAATCTGGGTTCATATCAGTTCCATAAGCTAGTGATAGGTTTTTTGATTCTTCTTTTTCTTGTTTATCTGATATAGAAGTTTCTTTCTTCTTATTGAATAGGCTTTTTTTCTTAATCATTGTACTGGTTGCTCCATTCCTTGTTGTGCTTGCATCTGTGCCATTTGCTGTGCCATCTGCGTTAGCATTGCTCTTTGTTCTGGTGAACGTATCAAGTTATCAGGAACACCAAACTTCCTTGCTAAATATATAGATACTTCTTGCGAGTCTATCAAGAGATTCAATATTTGTGGACCAAATCGACCACCAACCAATTCAAGGAATCTATCAACAGATACAACGTCTTGTTGTGCTTGTGCTTGCGCCAATGGTGAAACAGAACGAATCTTTATTTCTCTACCATTAATTGTTGGAACATCTATTCTCCCTTGCTTCTTTAAAATATAAACAACTCTTTGCAATACTGGTGTAACTAACTCAGCCTGTAGCCTTCCAAATGCTGAACCAATTCTTCTTGAAAGGTCAGCCATTCGTTCAGCAATTTCTGTCGCTGATGCTGGTGTACGATTTGGGTCACCTAACATATCATTATATAAAGCACGTTTAATATTATTACGCATATCACCAAGAACTAAATCAGCAACATCAAAACGACCAGCACTATTTATTGGCTGTAATCCAGCACTTCCAGCCGACTTAGGAATAACAGTTCCCGGAACTAACGAAATAGAATCTGGGTTTATTATCCCATCATCTTCCATTTGGTATATACCAGAGATTGCCATTTGTGCGTTTTCTAATATCAACTCAACTGTTAGGTTGGTAGTTTTAATTGCACTTAACGCATTAATAAGTGGACCTCTTCCATAAATTTCGCCACTCGCTTTAGACCAACGATACGCAATAATAGGACAAGAACCAACACCTTCATACCTTTCTTGCAGTAACTTTTCTTTTGTATTCATATCAACAACACAATAATGATGTGCCATAACATTTAACTTTGAATAATCTCTGTATATAATTTCTAAAACTTTTCTTTTATCTTCTGGATTTCTTTTAACTTGTTCTTCAACTTTTGCTGGAACTTTTGCTCTTGGGTATGCAACAGTAAGTTCTGCACCACGGATAGAACGCTCTCTAAATATGTGGTCAATATTATCATCAGCACCCACATCAAGTGCAACATGAGGTAATGGGATAGCTGAAAAACGTATTGGCTGTATAGCATCACCTTCTTCTGCAAGTAAAACTCCTGTTCCTACGGCTAAATCCATAAATGATTCATGAACTTCTTGAGCAAAGTTTGAGTTCTGTATAACTTCAAAAACATAATCTGTCACATCTTCTAATTCAGAATTGACTTGTTCTCTGTTTTCTTTTGGTACTTCCGAACCAGCCATGAGGTCTGCCCATCGTGCAAAGTTTGGGACCATACCAGCTTGCAATCGTGATGCAAATTCCTGTACACCAACCACAGCAGTCTCATCAAATATCTTATCATCCCTACGCTGACCAGCTGTTTCGGAATAAAAACTTTCTCTTTGTGGCAATGCAAATTCATAACACTCTTCAAAAAGGTCTACCCAATTTTTACGAACTGTTAATGCTCTTTCGTATCTTTTTAAAAGCTGTTGTGTTTTAGTATCATCAGCCGTTGATACAGAATCTATTACATTGCCTGTTATCATTTTACGTATCCTATTCCACCCGATTCACCTGATATTAAAGAACGTCTACCTACTTTGCCACCTTGTACTTTGGCTTTGTAAGCATCACTTTTCTTTTCTATTTCTTCTTGTCTTGATTTTTCTTTTGCTTTTGCTTCTTCTACAGCTGGGTCAACTTTAGGTTCTGGCATTGGCATTGCTTGTTTTCTATTAAATATACACATAGTTTTCTCCTACATTCTTGCCCACATACCTTGCCTTCTTGGTTTGGCTTTACGAGCAAATACATCAAACTCTTTTCTTGCGTTAAATGCTTTTAAAGGTTTTTGTCCTGACAGTAACTGACGACCTTCACCAGCACCTAACATTAAATACTGTAACGCATCATGTATATGTGAATACATATTTTTATCAGGTTTGTCACTATATCTTTCACCTGATACTTGAATACGTCTATATTGATAGTTACCTTCAAACCCTTTTATAATAGTTCGGCATCTGTAATCAACAAGTATTCCTGACTGACCTTCCACCATATTTGTTAACGCTTTATTAACGGCTTCGATTCTAAGACCGACATCGTTTGACGATGCTGGTAAGGCTTTGAGTCCACAGGCTCTGAGGATTTGAAACGGCGTTGACTCATCCGTCTGCGCCCTGAAGTCGCCAGATGGGTCGCCAAAGATAAGGGCATCATGCGAAGCATATTTTGTTGCTAACTCCTCTCTTATTAATTCTGCAAACCGAACTATACCCATATCAAAGGCTACAATTTCAGATTGGATTAACCATCTACCTCTTACTTTTTGACCGAAAACACAGGCTGGTGTCAAGCCAAAATCTAATCCTACGTACACAGGGATACCGATTGCAACATTAACTTCTTCTTTTGAAGCATGAACTTCTGGAGCAAACATCTGATAAACAGGTTTACCATCAGCAACATTGCCTAACTTATTCATTACATATACATCAATCCAAGACTTTGTTTTTCCACGGACTGTATTATCATAATAAGTTTTAAGAAGGTTGCTTGTGTTTTCTGCTTTTGGATTTGGCTTATAATTATCAACATTGCCTGATGAATCTTTAATTTCTAACATTCCACTAGGCTGTGTATAAAAAATCCATGTATCAGGTTTCACCAACATACGAGATTCTTCTTTTGGTATGTGGTCTGGAACAGGAACTTCACCTGACATTATTGACCACCAATGGTCTTCTTCTGGTGCGTTGGTGTCACATATAACCCCTGACCAACTTGGACCACCTTCACGCATTGAAGGGTATCGACCAACACGCATAGTACAAGCATCAACAATAGACTTGGGCAACTCACGAGCTTCATTAATCCATACCCCTGTAAGTTCAAGCGATAGTAATTTTTTAACGTCTTCTGGTCTATCAAGCGCAAGAAATATAACTTCAAGGTCTACTTCCCCTTTTCTTATATAATGAGTATAAGGAACTTCCCAACGAAAGTTTCCCCAAGTATGTTCTGGAAACCAATCTAACCACGTTTTAATTGTTGTCGTTCTAAGCTGTGGATTCGTGTTCCGAATAATTGCCCACCTTGATTTGCGTATTCCCTTTTCATTTTTCTTTTGCGCCAACGCTCTACGGAAGACTTCAACGCAACAAGCAACAGATTTTCCTGACCCAACTGGACCTCTAAGTCCTCTAAAGAATGAGTCATTTTTCATAAACTCCTTTATTGTTACACCATCTGGTTTATACTTAAAGGTTGTCAATGTTATTATCTCTACCTGTCTTTATTAAATTCTCTACAATCTGTGGACCAAGGACAGATATTAATTTGTCTGCTTCTCTATCAGTCTTTACTTCATTGGGGTAGTGCTTAAAATGAACAAGTTTCACTATCTTTCTTAGCAATGCCCTCTCGGTTGGCTTGAGTATATGGAGGAAATCACTCATAGTTTCATTACTTCTTTTTCTTAGGTTTCTTATGACTTAATACTTGAGAATTTTTTGTATGTTTAGCTCCAGTATGTAATGACCCATTAGGCATTTTATGTGTTTTGCCTTTGAAAAGTTTTCCATCTTTTGTATAATGAGGTACGTTTTTCATTACTTCTTTTTCTTTTTAGGAAACCCAGCCTTCATATTGCTATACGCTTTCTTTGTAACAGTTGAGTTAGCTTTTGAACGTGACGTACCAGCCTTTTTACGAGCATTAATATTTTTGTATAGTGACATTTTCTTTCCTTAATATATATTAACGAACCTCAGTTGGGATTAGTGCTGTCTTTTTCTGTTGTCCTAACCACCATTTACGACCTTGAGAAGCCCTAACTGTTGAGTAATACTGTGCTTTTGGTGGGAATATTTTATTAGTGTAAACTGGTGTGAATGGAAAAGTCTTAACAGTTTTATTAAAGATAGGGCTAATCTTTTTTGTTGTAGGAAAAGGCTTAACAAATTTATTAGAGACAGGTGTTACTTTACTTTTTGCCTTACCTAAAGATTTAATAGTTCCCCATTGACCTTCATTCAAAGAACCCTTTAATGAAACCCTAGCCCTTTCTTGCTTCGCTGTTTCTGAAGTTGTCCTTCTTGCCTTTGAAAGCCATGGAGAAGAATCAACATTACTAAAAGCATTACTAACAGTACTCTTAGCTGATGCAATAATATTAGACATTAAAGAAGTTTTCTTTGTTGGTTTTTTATTAAAGTTTTTTGGACCTATACCTGTAAGGTCTTGTACTTTAGGCAATCTTGTTGATGGATAATTGACAGGATACTTATTTTTTATGCCATGTCCAAGTTTTCCTTTTTTTAAACCTTCTTTAATTTTGTTAAGTGTAATAAGACTTCGTGCTGTTAGTGAAGGCTTGTCTTTTCTTATAGAACCATCACTCTTACTTTGTAAAAATTTTCTTTGATTAAGTATAAGAGATTCATCTCCTCCTACAGCTTTGCGTGTTCTTAATAGAATTGGGTCTTCTATGTTCCTCTTAACACTCGTTGTCGTTGTTTTAGTATTGTTGACTCTAGTGTTCTTGCTTGGAGGACCACTCTTAACAATGTTTTGAACGACAGGTTTTTTTACAAGTGTGTTCTTAACAGGTGGACCACTCTTAACAACGGAAGGCTTTGCCATAAAGTCCGTAAAGTTTTTACCAGCATTAACAAACCTTGTTCCCCTTGGTCCAGCTTCACCACCTTGCATTGTCCTACTCGACCCAGCAGAAATAAACCTGTTTTCTTCTTTCTTGCTTATAATTGTACCAGCTGGTCGCTGACCTGTGCTTGTCTTTGTCGTAGATATAAGATGCTTGCCACTATCTAACTGTCGTGTTGCAATCTTTGTCCCTCTCTGCTTCTGCTCAACAGGAGCTTTAAAAAAAGAAAGAATAGATTTAGTTTCCTTCTTCTCCTTACTTTTTGTTGAACTGGACGTCTTTAAGTTTGTGTTGACTGTCCTGTTTTGAACCTTACGTGTAAACTGACCATACGCCATACTATATCTCCTCTTTATAAATCACCTTTAACAGAAAAATATTTTACAGGCAAGTTATTATTCTATGTTACTCGATAAAGAACCAAAGACATTATTATCTTTTATCGAGCTTTGATGAGATAATTGTGAGTGCTAGGGATTATATGGCGAGAGGTATGGGAGTTTTACCCCACCCCCCTCTTTATGATAAATCTATAGAGACAGATATATCGCCAGCATGAAGATGCATATGCTTGTCAGGTGCTTTGAATCCAGCTCTGTCCAGTATATCCTTGCTCGCTTCGAGTTGAACATACTCACTCTTGGCTGAATCAGTAAGGGTTAGAAGTCTATGTACAGCTTTAGTAGCACCAAATCCTAGAGTATCTTTAATATGTTGCATCATATACTCTTGCACATGTGGTTGCTTCAAAGCCTTGCTAGCTGTCACTCTGCCCGACTCGCCTTTTGCATATCCAGCTATTTGTGATGCTTCTCTTATCGTACAGCCATGTGCTACGATGGTATCAACAAGTTTAGTTTGTTTTGATGTAAGTTCTCTACTCATCCTAGCTATATATTTATAGTATAATAATCAACAGTCAATAGTTAAAATAAGAAAGATAAGTAGATAATGAATCGTATTAGGTTAGATTAGGATAGTTTAATATAATGACTGCTCAATTTCATCAATGGGAAAAAGCTCCCTCCACACCATACCCAAGAGCCTCCACTTTATTCCCATGACGAAAGGTTTCTCCCCCAAATGCTTCCCATTTGGAGAAAGCCTAAGAGCAGTAATTATATTCCTATATGTAATTTAAAAGGAAATTGTGTAATGCAAAAAGACATATCATATAAGTATAATAAAACACGCTTTGCTAAGCATCTAGTAGAATGCATAATTTTATCTGCGATGCATACGTGGCAGTTTTTATTACGCTCATATATGTGTCTGTGGCTCATTCAGTCGCGCACATTCGCTTACCACAAACAGTCTAAAGTCAAGAGGTTTCTTAAAGTGCAGAAACATATTGACTGTAGCCTTGAGGTTTGTGGGGGATTGGTAGTGCCACGTTGTATAACACAATATGGTATATATATTAACTTAACAATGGAGACTTAAATGACTAAACAAAACATACAAACTCAAATAGAAAACGCAGTAAAACAAGAATCAGCTAGTTTAATTGAAACACAAGCTCAAACTTATGTCGAAAACTACATATCTGAATCTTCATATACAGCTTATGAGGATGGTCTTGGTAAACAAACCAACACACAGTTTATTGATGAAGAAGGTTTGATACCAAACCCTTATTGGAATTTAGATGTTCTATTTAATGTAGGTGGACAATGTGAACAAGCAATAAACAAAGCTGATAGAGCAATAAAGACTCTGAATACTGCTCAAACACAACTAGATGAATACCCACAAAGAATAACTATAGATGTTGCTATATGCAAATATACAACAGCATTGTCAAGACGATACTATTGGTTTGCTGTTTGGGAAGCATGTTATGGTGAAGAATTTTGTATGGTGCGATACAATCAACTAAAGGTTAACTTCAATAACAGAGATAATAACCCTGTTACTACCGAATCATTTATAGATGTTTCCTCTAAGATAAAGGTCGTAAAAGACAATACTAAATAACCAACTCCCAAACTGAGCCTAGTATTTCATTATACTAGGTTCTTTTTTTTATGCGTATTACTAAAAATTTCGCGCGCTTACGCGCGCAAGTTATGCCTATACAAGCATGATGTGTTATATAATAATTGTACAACCTATAAGGAGTAAAGTATGGAACAACTATGGACAAAGACTGCTATCATATTTGGTGTTGTCGCTTGTGTTTATTTCGGAGCGCATATAATAAACGCAGTAGTATTACCCTAGCCAACCAAGCATCAGGAGGAGCAACCTAATGGGTTGTTCTTCTTCCAATATCGTTCATTAAATTGCGCTTTCAGCGTAGTTATGCAAAGCAATAGCGCATTCGCGCGAGGTAGGGCAACTATGTGGGGTCTGCCACGCAACAACACAGTAAACCACATCAAAATTTATTTACTTTTAACAGGAGATAATAATGAAAGATAAATATGTTACGACACAATCTTTAATTGAAGAAGCCAATCCAAAGAGTCCTATCTATATAGTAAGTGGAGGATTA